TTCATTAGCACCAGGTCTATATTCAGCCAATCCAAGGCTACTCGTAAATTAGTAAACATAGTTGTTTCTTCTTTTTGATTGTTCATAACGTTTGTCATAATGTTTATTTTTAAATTGTTTTAAATTATTTTATATTAAAAATCTTTCTTACAAAAAAGAAATTTATGCTATCCGGAGTCAATCTTAATTTTATAGAATCCGTAGCATTCTTATCTCTATGTCTAAATTCTGCATATCCTTTTTTTATATCTCCACTAATCAATATCCCTGGGAATATAACAACAGAATTGCCTATATAAATCATTACTTCATAATAAGCCGTTTCAATTTCTTTTTTCAAATATACATTATAATCTGTACTATAATGGTCAAATACAGCTCTTATACATACAGATTTGTCTGTATCTGATTTCCAAACAAAAGAGTTGTATATTTTTTCCATTGTAGCCAACTCTTTGATTTTAAAAATTTTCTTATTCTCTTTTTTGTAATACATATTATTTTATCTTTTATTATTTACTCTTATTCCTTTAAAATAGATGCTATCAGGAGTTAGTCTTAAATATTCCTGACGATTAGAGTCTTTTATAGCATTTTCTATAATAACCATAGATTCTTTTGCTTCATAATTTCCTGATACAACAGAACCCATAAATACAAATTTCTTTTCTTCTGTTGTTATAGAAACTTTTACGCTTTCCTTTATATTTGGAAGTAAGCAAACTATTTCCACAAAAATATTATCATTATCATCTGCTTCCCATTTGTAGGTTTTTATATTCTTATCAGCAAACCAAAATATAGGCATAGATAATCTATGTGCCATTTCTTTTATGATACTCGTTTCTGTTATTGTTTTTATAACTTTCATATTATTTTATATTAAAATTTAACATCAACTTGTTTTAGCTTAGCTAAATCTTCTGCTACTATTTCCATAATATCCCATGAATTGGTATTACACAAAGTTATATGCAGACAATAATATGTTTCTTTTGTACCCATATTATCAAAATCTTTATGCAATAGCTTAATGTGCTTATACTTAGACACATACTTCTCCAACTCATTCTTATCATAGAACAGGCTTTCAAAATATCTTTCAGCAGGAGACACTGCGTTATTACATATAGTCTTTCCTACTTCTGTACCATCATAAGTAACAGAATATTCTTGTACGAACTTATATCCACGTTCTAACGGAGTAGATTCAAGCCAGCTTCTATCTCTCATGCTGACTTTCCATGCTACCTTAAAGTCTTCTTTAAAGGTATATACTACCGTCTTGAATATATCTTCCCAATCTACATCAGATATATCAATAGCAGCGCATAATTTATCCCTGACTTCAGGGATAAATTCCTCATAGTCTGCTGCAAGGATATATTTTATAGGATTTGTATCATACATTTCCCTGAATGTAAAATCCTGTTTATCTATCCAATCCTCAATCACATTTTTCATTTGGATTAGCACTTCACTTTTGTCATCAAAAGACCATTCTTTTTCCATAATAATTTATTTTTTAGAAACATTAATATTTAAAACAGTATCCTCTTCATAGATTATCCTGTCTTTCTTTATATCCAGACTTATATTCTTATATGAGTCAGGACCTAATTTTATTTTAGCTGAGAACAGTATATTACCTAAATCCTTATAATATACTTCACCCTGGCATACTTCCGTATCCCTGTTATTTCTTTTTGTCTTGATTAAGCTGCCTCTATTCTGGTCTGCTTCTATATTCAATACAAAAGAAAAGGGATATGTTTCTCCATTTTTTAAATCAGGAATTATATCATATCCCCCATCAAAACTTCTTGTTTTGACTTTCGCAATTATGCGACATACCTCTGTTTTATAGGTTGTTTCCCACATATTATTATATTTTAGTTCTATCTCTGAATGATAGAGTTACTACTACCTTGTCTTCTTTTGAGTATATGCTGATGTAGTCTATACTGCCACTTTCTTTTTTATAGGTGATTAGTTCTCCTGTTTCATCAACAATCTCCTGTGTAGCCACACAATTATCTACTATGACTACATCATTTATCTCCAACTTCAGCAATATATTCTTACTGAAATGGTTTGACGGGCGTACAGTGTTTATTCCTATACTCGTTTTATTATCCAATGCGTTGACTGTTTCGCAATAGATTAAAAACTCATTATACACTGTGCCTTTTCTGACAACTGAATCCTCCGAACAAGTATATATTATCTTGTTCTCATAAATTCTCTTTTCTTCTATCATAATTTAATTTTATTAGAAGTTCCTTCAAAATAAGGCTCTGAAGTTCTAAGCCATAACCTATTTCCCATTATAGATAAATGCAGTTCCAGCTTATATGTATCTATGTCTGCATAAATACTACTGTCCCGACATATATATAATGGTACATCATCATATACGATAGTTTGTTTTAAGTTACCATCATATATTTTCAGTGTTCCTACAGTATCCCCTTCCCAATCATAGTCTTTAGGAAATACTATATCAATGCTCATACTACCTTTTGTATTTTCAGGAGTATCTTTATCTACTATTTCCAATGTATTTCCGGCTATAGTTTTTTCTATATTAGTCAGGCTTATGCTGTTTTCCATTCTCTGCAGTAAGCCTCCGGATACTACTATCATTTTACTTTGATAGATTCCTGTTTACGAATAGTAGCAATACCATTTGTAATATCTATTACATAGGTAATCTTAGCAGTTCCCTGATAAATCCTACCTTTATAATATACATCATTGCCATCTTTTTCTATGATATTCATTTCTATATCATGGAATATATCCTTACCATTTAATGCCAAGGATATATTGGCAGATTTTGCACCATCTTTCCAATTCAATTCCAACAATATCTCCTGATTATTGTCGAAATAAACCATATGGTACATATCTATATCTTCATAGTATGCACCACTGTTCTCTACTTCGTAGGTATTTTCTGTTCTATACACTACAAAAGTTTCATTACTTGTTTCCATTTTTATTTTAATATTTAGGAATACAACATTAATCCACTTAACCTCCACTCTGTATTTAACCTGCCTGAGCATAAACAGGTTTCAAACATTACTATTATGAACAAACAATTATCCTAACAGTCCACCATGACATCCAGCCATGATGCCTAAGAAATTGGCTGCATATAACCCTATGATAACCGTTAGTATCAAGGCTATAACTAACAGCCATTCCTCTTTGCACTCCTTATATATATAATAAAGAGTTTTTACAAATAATACAACTAAGCCCATGATGAATTTCAATACATAGGCTAATACGTTTAATATAATCATATCTTAATTCTTATTTAAAGATTTCTATATGCTCGTTATCTATATTATGCTCTATCGTGCCATCGAAATTCAGCACATAGTCATACTTATAATAACATGAGATAATACAAAACGCCCCATACTTAGGGAATTTTATGTTGTTTATTGTCTCTCCTGTATCTCCATCCAAAGATACAGTTTTTAGCATATTGCCCATACATCTGTAACATATATTAACAGATGTTTTCTTTGCTACAAACTTATATGTAGCAGGGTCTTGATTAATTGTAGCATAAGCTACACTATCTTTTACTGTTGAGTACATGAAATTTTCTGCACTCATAACTACAGAAGATAGCATCATAGCTACTCCTAATACTATACTCTTTTTCAACATAATCAATTTAATTTATGTTGTTAATAATATTCCTCCTCCACCACTCTATATTTATAGTGCCTGAGCATCAACACTATACACCACTTATTTATAAACTATATTAAAGCCTGACTTGGTATACATATCCAAATCAGCTTTGCTGGTAATCTTGACCAGCTTGTTAAAAACTTTAACATAAGGTGCCTTAGGTCTCTCGACCTCAGCTGCCTTATTTTTGTTGAACAAATACTTAGCCATTTGGCTATCTGAGCTACCGGTTAATTGACAGTAGCATACGATTCTTTTTCTCATAATATTTTATTTAGAGATTTATATAAGCTATGATTATTTTATTATATCATATACAGCCATAGCTGCTGCATACAATTTCTTACCACGCATATCATTGTCAAAATCTATGCTGGCAATGATTTCGTTATCCATGCTATTATAAGAAATAGCACAGTTTTTCATGTTCTTGAATGCCTTACATTTATCGGCATCCATTATGACTGTATTAAATCTACAATCAGACTCATCTCTGAGCTGGTCATAGACTGTTTCTCTAAGTTCACCGACTTTTACATCGTTGAACTTAACATCAAATATTCTACCCATTTCTGTATTGAAGATTTCAACTAAAGACAATTCGTCTTTCATCTTATAACTAAATTTAAATAAAACAAATAATCCCCCACCACCACTCTATATTTTAATTGACTGAGCATCATCAATATCAGTATTAATATTGTCTAAAAACACCAAAGGTGAATTTATAGGACTCGAACCTATAATCTATAAAATAGATTTACCATACTATGGTCAATAGTATTTAGACTACTTATTCAGTAATATCTAAATACTTTTTATATGTTTTGCCAGTCTTCTTGCTGGCAACTTCTATATAAAACTTGCCCTTGGCAGTCTTATATATCGGATAAGAATTACCTTTCTTATCCTTATACACTTTGTCTGTCTTTGTAGCCGGCACAGACTTCCGGATGGTCTTGGTAGCTATCTGAGTATAGACATTGCCATTCTTAACAATGCTATCTGCGTTAGCAGAAATAGCTGAAAATAATACAACTATCATAGAAATTAATAAGCTTTTCATAACAATATAAATTTTAAATATTTAGAAAATTTGAATTGTATTCCTCCTAACCACCATTCTATATTTTAATTGCCTGAACATTAGCAATATAAGTTTTAATATGGATAATTTGGATCGTTGGGATCCAAAGGACACTCTTCGATAGCCCTTATTTCATTATCCATAATTTCATCCCAAGCCTTATCTTCTAAAGCCTGCTCTTTTGCCAAAACCTTTTTAACTTTAGCATTAACAAGAAGTTCATCAAGCTCCTTGTTACTAAGAAATTTAATAACCATAATTACATATTGTCATTATGGTTTGAAAACTCTATCTCATCGCAGACTTCTGCCCACTCTGAGATAATTTCATCCTCAGATAACCCCTCAGCAAGGTTATCTAATCTAAAGTCTACGAAATCTCCGTAGACTTTGTTCATTGCCGTGTTTTCATGCACTGCAAAACAATAGGCAGCCCAAGCCACATCAGCCTGATTGCCACTCAAACCAACAGCTTCACAGCTGTCCGTAAACTGCCAATATCCTTGGCAATTTACTTCTGTAGCCTCATTAGCAGCTACAGTGTTATTACTACTCTTGCAATTGCAAGAGATTAAGGTAACCATCGCTACCATTACTAACAAAATGAACTTTTTCATAATATATTTAATTTTTTGGTATCCCCTATCCTATATTATTAAGGAGATACCTGATTAATTTAAATCGACATCTATTATACCCAATGTAGAACGATGTCATTATCCTACATTTCCTTGATTTTTTTGATGTTCCAATCACATCTGATTTGAGAAGGGCTGAGGAGTATCTCCTTGATACTCAGCGAGTTACATCAATATTTTTAATCAAATGGTAGCAAAACTACGTTGTTACTAATGAGATGATTAAAAATGATTGATTTTGGCAGTAGGGACTAACCGACTGACCATCAATAAGTTATGCAACTCTCTGACTATCAATAAGTTATGTAAGTACTTGATAATCAATTATTTACAGTAATTAGTTGCAATTGCAATAAAATTTGGAATGTATAGATAAACATGTAACTTATTGATTTCCAGAGAGTTGGCCCCTAAAAAAAACCTCTTTATTAAAGAGGTTTAAAGGCTTTGTTCAGGCTTTTTTTGGAAACAAAGAGATAATATCAATCGTTTCACGGATACTTAGGGTTTTAAGCCCTTGTGGTGTCTCGTTCCTACGAAGGAAGAGCTGCATCTCTTTCTTTGCATTTTGAGAACAAATGACACTAAACAAGTCGATATTGTCGAAATCGTTTTCAGAGAGAGTTTTGGCAAAGTGCATGAGCGGATTAACCGCCTTACACTCTGTAATTAAACAGAGTTTGTTCACTCCCTTATAAGAAGTGAACTTTAACTCAAAACCATACAAAGATCCGTCTTTAGCTACTCTTTTAAACGAGTCAATAACAAACTCGCTTAAAAAATACTTAAAGTCAAACTCGCAAACAAATGCGAGTTTTTCTGTGTTAGACTTTCGTTCACTACTAAAAAGACTGTTAAACGCATTCTCTAATTCATTCATAATTTTTGAATTTTAGAGTTTTGATGCAAATCGTGTACATCGCACAAGAGTGAGGGGCTTGCCCCTTTCTCCTATCTCATACCGGGGGTTCTCTCTATGTATCTCATGCTTACCCCTATAGGGTTGATAGGCAGAAATTTTAGCAATGCAAGCATATTTTTGAAAAGTCAAAAAAAATCTAAAAAAATTTTGTAAAAAAAATCTGAAAAAAATTTAAGAAGAGGGGTAGGGGTAGAAAGAGAAAGAAGCAAAGAGAAAGAAAAAAAATAGGATTTTATTTTTTTATATTAAATTTTTTTATTTATTACTTTTTGTAGGATTTGGATAATAGTAAAATTAGTTGTATATTTGCCATTAACAGTTAGCGATTAATCAAGCTAAAATCACCCTGAGGGTCTGTTGATTGAGGGGTTAGACATCGGATTGTAATTCTATATAAGAATGAGGTTTCTCCGGTACTGTTGAAAGGCAATATAAATAAGTTGGTTATCTGCACTTGATTAAAAGTAGAAAGGGAAAGCAGATCTTTTGGGGCAGAGTAATAAGGTTAAAAGCTTATTACTGTCGTTAGTAACCGCGCCAACAAAATAAAACGCTGAAAAAAAGATGATTGTAATTTGTCTTTTCTTGCTTTTTTTTTAAAAACGAAAAAAACAAGGGAGGCTTATTACGTCCTTAGGGGGAATAAGAAAAGGCTTTTAGCTAATACGAGAGTTAAAGAACAATTAAGGAAATAATCATCTTTAGACTTTAGTTTAATATCGTATATAGATATTAATAAATATAGTACCTACATAGATAGGTCAAAGGGTATTTATATAGATATAATTACTGACAGAATACAAATAGACAACAATAGTTAGAAAGTGTATGAGTCCTCTGAGTGCAAGTCCTGTAATAGGGTCCTCTGTATGAAGGGAGAGGGAAAGAAGAGATTTTTTCTTATACATAAGTTCTTAGCCGTATATTAGATAACAGTTATCATTTAGATAATCAATAATAGATTTAAGTGCGGTGAGGAATTTTATTTTTTTTTAGGAAAATAAAAAGGAAGAAATATTTGGAAAAGAGGAAAAGATATATTATATTTGTCAGACACAAAAAACATATATAGAACATGAAAAAAGGTGGATGTTAAAGGGGTAATAAGTCGTGAGACTTTATAAGGGCTGTGAAGTTCTTCATATATCACAATTATATTTTAGTATTAGGAAAATGTTTATGGTTAGACCATAGTAGCATAGAGGTAGTGCCTTAATAGAGATTAAGAGATTGACAGTTCGAGTCTGTTCTATGGTCCTTCGCGCTTTTTCTGTTTGCTGTCTGAGGAAAACAGTTAATAGTCCTAATGACGTGTTGCGTTACAGGTGTCATAACACAGGACCTAAGATCTAATCATCTGACAATGGTTAAGGAGCGTTTCATTGTAAAAAAGAAGTTCCGATATGGCGTGAAGCTTTAGGGTTAAAGCACTCATGGATGAAAGAAATGAGAGAATAAGGTTCGATTCCTTACACGTTTCAAAATATGTTTTGATTTGTAAATCTCATCTGTCCGAGAAATATGGTGGCAGAAAGCACTAATAGTTTAATAGTAAAAACGCTATTGCCTGTATGGCTACAAGTCACTGTACAGGAGCATTCAAGTCCGTAGCTTGATTAGTGTACAATTAGGTAGGCAAGAGTACAGAGATTAGTCATTAGACTTGTGTTTACCAGACGCAACTTTAGTGGAGCGTTGACATGATGCTCAGTGTAGAGAGTGGTGGAGGTGGATAATATTTAAACCAATGAACTATTTCAATAAATTAGTAAGTAATAATACAGGGGTAAGTTCTAAGAATTTTTTCTTGGTTACAGTAACTATTGCAGGTATCATATTGTTGTTGATACCAGCATTTGTATTAATAGTGGAGGTTATATATAATCACACGATAAAGACAGATTTGAGTGGTATGGCAGCTTATGTAGCTGCTGTTGCAGGAATATTTGCATCAGCAGGAGTTACAAAGGCATGGTCGGAGAAGTATGAAAACAAAAAAGAAGAAGAAGCATGATGGGAGAATTATTTACACCATTGATAAACAATATACATAAGACAGTGGTGGTAGAGGCAGCTGCCGGTAATAATGCAGCAGAACCGGAGGTTGATTTCAACTGCAGGTTCATGGAGTATCTGAATAAGCTTGAAGGTTTCAAGACAAAAGGAAAGAATTTGCATTGGGCAGCTCCTAAGAAGAATGTACATGAATATCTTGATTCACTTATAAGTGAAATAGGAGAGTTTCAGGATGGTATAGCAGAAGACTATATGGGTATCAACGGGCAGTTTCAGCCTAATGTTTTGAAAGGCTGTGAGAGTCAGGCATTGAATGCTTTTGACTTTATCAATGAATTGTCATGTGCAACAGAATGTTTTTATAACATGATTCCTGAATGCGTGTGTTATGCAGGCATAAAATCAGAAACGGAAACATTCATACATACGTTGAATAAGTATAAGTATCTGTTTAAGTTGTGTGATATAAAGCTATATTAATATGAGACAGGATATGATGAAGACATTGTGCAGTTCAAACATCAGGGAATTGGTGAGTCAAGTTAACAATTTAAATATTAAAAAGGAAGATATAGTATCTTTGTGTAAAGAAACAGAGCAGTATATTCTAATATATTATGGCAAATAATTTTCAATTGCCTGACTATAAGGCAGAAAAGCAGGCTCTTATCAACAAGGAGTATGATAAGGAAAAAGTTTATTATTGCAAAAAATGTTTATCTTTGGCAATAATTTCCACAGAGAGAGAGACGGAGAGTATAGATTTCTGTAATGATTGCGGTTGTACTGATATAGAGGAAGCCGAGAATATCAATGTGTGGGAAGAGATGTATGAGAAAAGATACGGACACAAATATGTTATAAAACCAAATAAAACAAAAAATAATGGCAGATATTAAAGAGAGTAAGAGACCTGAAAAAATGTCTTATGAGCAGCTTGAGAATGTTGCTAAACGGATTTCAGAGCAAAACAAGGAACTGTATTCAAAGTTACAGGAGCTGAACATCACAAATATGTTCAAGCGTCTTGACTATTTGTTTAAGGTAGTTGAGAATAAGTCGGCTTTTGATGCTGCATTCACAAAGAGATGTGTTGCGGAGATTGAAAGCATAATGACTTTACCTGCAGAACCTAAAAAAGAAAAAGCAGAAAATGATACAAAAACCAAATAATGTTATAAGAATAAAATGTCCTCTTGACAAAACATTCTTTACATATTGGCTTAGATTTCTGGAACCATTCCATAGTCTTACTGCAAGGGAAATAGATTTACTTGCAGTATTTCTGTTGACAAGATATAAACTCAGCAAGGTCATTTTGGATGACGCATTGTTGTCACAGGTAGTGATGAATGAGGATACCAAGAGACAGATAAGAGAGGAATGTAATTTGTCAATTGCTCATTTTTTAGTTATCATGGGCAAGTTTAAGAAGCATGGGGTTATTGTAGATAACCGCATAAATCCTAAATACATACCAAACATAACTGAAGAGAAAGGATTCCAATTATTATTTTATTTTGAGTTAGATGAACAGCTACAAAAAAGCAGTGGAGAAAGTAGCACAGGAGATGAACCTGTCGTATGACAAGGTTGATGCTATATACAAACAATATTGGAAAGTCATCAAGGAGATTATTGAGGACAGGGATTTCAGGAATGTCTATACTCAGGAAGAATTTGATGAACTGAGTGTTGTTTTCAGCATTAAAAGTCTTGGCACATTGACTTCATCGTATAATAAAGTAATGGAATATCATAGAAATATAGAATACAAAAAACAAAAATATGCTAAAAATAAAAAAGTTGACTCCGATGTTCACAGCGATTGTGACAACAATGGATAAATACAAGGAAGATGTAAGTGTGAATGGAATTATTGATGCGTCAAAGAGAGAGGGTAGCATCAAGGAATATCAGAAGGTCTTGTCGATTGGAGACTCGGTGAGAGGAATTAAAGTAGGAGATCTCGTATGTATTAATCCTACCCGTTATGGTATTAAGAAGCATGAGGAAGGTTCGTTGAAAGATGGTATTGTTACCGACAATCCGGTAATCACATACAATTTCAATGTCATTGAGATGAATGGCGAGAGCTGTTTGTTATTGCAAGACAGGGATATAGATTTTATCATAGATGATTATGAGGAAGTCCCTGATACATCAATAGTTATTTAAGATGTTGTGAAACATTTTAGTTAAAAGACTTGGGGCTTTATGTTCTGAGTCTTTTATTTTTTAAATACAAATATGTTATGTTGAAATTATTTAAATACGAAGGATACAAAGTTATCATATCAGAAGAGGCATTTACGTTGAAAGTCTTTAACACAATATGGAAAAGGGATAAGTCAAAACACAAGGAAACGGCAATGATGGAACTTGGATACATATATCATTTCTGTGACCCGAGAAGCGACTATCAGTATATTACAGATGACACACAAAGAGATTTGGCAATAAGGGAAGGAGAAGGAATACCCAAGAAATGGAAAGTTGATAAGGAACTTAAAGAGGCTATGGAATACTATAATTCTTTTAAACCGACAGCTGCCCTATTGCTGGAAGATACAAGGATTGCCGTAGATAAATTACGGGAGATGCTAAGGGAAATAGACTTGAAAGAGTTGGATGACCATGGAAAGCCTGTTTATACATTGAATACTATAACAGCAACTATCAAACAGATTCCTCAGTTAGTGAAAGATTTGGATGAAGCAGAGAAAGCTTTGAACACTGAGATGAAACAGGGAGGAAGAATGAGAGGCGGAAATGAAAAGACTATAATGGAGGATAGTTTGGATATATGATAGACATACCGGTAAATAAATTCCAGACACCGATAACAGAAGAGTTGTTGGGAGCATATCCACAGGAGGTGCAGGAAAGCTTTATAGATATGATGCAGAACATTCCTTTCTTAAGAAATCTTGCATCACCGAACAGACAGTATGCAAAAGACAGACCGAGAGATGAACAGGGAAGGATAATAGTTGACTTGGAAAATCCTCATATACTTGAGAATATGGATTATTTCAGGGAGCCTGCGCTGACATTCAAAAGGACAGGGATGTACACAACATTAAGACCAAATGCAAACCAGAACAGTGATTATGGCAAATGGATAAGAGAAGAGAAAAGAAGATGCTGGGAAGGATATGTTAGGAAGGAAGATGGCGAATGGGTGACAGGATACCTTTATTGGTATTTGAATTATTGTCCTATCATGCAGTCGGAAATAAGAGAAGGAACAAAAAGGGCAGACCGGGTAGAAGATTTGCCGGAGTCCTGGGAAGGAGTGTATTGGAGATTTCATTATATAGAACAGGCAGCAAACAACGGGAAGCATTGTGCAGAGTTGGCAAGCCGTGGTAAATCAAAATCATATTCATTGGCATCGATATTAAGCCATATATTTATATTAGGAGAGAATACGGAAGCACATGAAAAGGTAAAAGGCATTGTCACAGCATACAGTAAGGAGTTCCTTACGAAGGATGGTGTGCTGAATAAATTTGTTGATATGGCAAACTTCTGTGCAAAGACAACACAGTTTCCAAGAAAGAAATTGAAGAACTCAATGCAGGAGATGACATGGGTCATGGGATATAAGGACGTTGATTTGGATATTGACAGGGGTACACAGAATACAGTACTCGGAGTAGCCTGTCAGGATGATGAGTCAAAACTTCGTGGTAAGCGTGCAGCGAAGATATTGATTGAGGAGTTCGGATCTTTTCCTAAGTTGTTGGAATTATATAATACAATAAGACCGTCAGTAGAAGAAGGTAATATTGTATTCGGACAGATAATCATGGTAGGTACGGCAGGCGATGAAGATTCTGATTTCAGAGGAGCACAGGAGATTGTATATAATCCGATGGGATATAATATGTACGCATTGCATAATGTATTTGATAAGCCAAACCAGGGAAAGCCGTACTTCGTTTTTTTCTTTCCGGGATATGTAAACCGAAAAGGATGCTATAATGAAGACGGAGTTTCAGATGTTGTAAAAGGATTGTTGGAGATACTGAACAACAGATATAATGTCAAATATAATTCGACAGACCCTAACACTATAATAAAGACAATAGCCGAAGTTCCTATAACACCGGCAGAAGCCATAACAAAGGTTAAGGCAAATATGTTTCCTGTGGCAGATTTGACAGAAAGAGTAGCACAGATAGACAGTGACCCGTCTATATTGAACAATGTTTATGTAGGAAGATTGGAACAAGGCAAAGATGGAGCAGTATCATTTAAACCAACAG